GTCTCGCGTTCACCTGTTTCTGGGTATTATCAAAGAGATTCCTTAGTGCTATTGGGATCTACTCTTAACCTTAAGAGGTAATCCTCATGCCCTCGCGATATTATGTAAGCAATAGATCCACGAGGAACACCACAAATAGCTGCAATATTATCCAACGTAATACCACGGTCTCTTAGAACAAATGCTTTATTGCACAACTCTGGTGTGATTGGGCTACTTGTCTCGTCCTCGGGCTCGATGTTTGGGATAGGGTCGCCCTCGGCGTCCATCAAGGTGCCGTTCGGGTAGGACATCCAGCCGTGTTTGATGGCGAATCGAACCAGCTGCTTTGCCTCGCGCAACACTTGGTTGTGACTGATGCTGTATTGGGTTGTCATGGATTCAGAAACTTGGTGATGGGTCGGAGAAGCGGCAGTATTGGCCTTCGTACCAAAGGGGCACCAAGCCGCACTCACCGTCTCGTTGTTTGGCGATAGCAATCACAGCTTCGCCCTGGGGCTGGTTGCGCTCCCTGTTGAGCAATAGGACTAGATCAGCGTCCCTCTCAATCTGCCCAGAGTCCGCTAGGTCAGTCAGGCGAGGCACCCGGCCCTTGTCTTTCTCGTTCTCTCGATTGAGCTGAGCCAGGGCAACCACGGCTGTCTTGGTATCGGAGGCCACGCCCTTGAGCCTGCCAGATACTTCTGCAATCTCGTAGGTCTTTTTCTCTGCGGCTTTGGATCCATGGATCTTCTGGAGGTAATCTACCAGGACCAGCTTCACGCCCCATTTGCGTACAGCCCTGCGGATCACCGCGGTGATGGTGGCAATGTTGGACACACCGGATCCGGAGATGAAATGAATCGGGCTGCCTGCGATCTTGGCCGAGGCTGTGGACATGGCCTTCATGCCTCCCTGATCGAGCTGGCCGGTCTTGATGTCCTGCATGGGTATGCTGCCAACAGATGAGACCATTCGGCGCACGATAGACTCGTCGGACATCTCCAGGCTGATGAACAGGGTCGGGATCCTTGAGTCGATGCTGGCTGCCTTGGCAATGGCAATGGCAATGGCTGTCTTACCGATGGATGGCCTGGCCGCAATGATGGCGAGCTCACCGAACTGGAAACCGTCGGTCATCTGGTCGAGCCTGTGGAAGCCCGAGGTGATACCAGAAAGCTGGCCCTGCCTTGAGAATCGTTCTTGAGTCGAGTCAATGAACCGACTGACAACCGACTTGGACGATTGGACTTCCTCCTTGGATGCCTCAACGGTGAGCCCTGCTTCGGCATTAGAGACGATTTGATCGACGGAGAGGGTGGAGACAGCGGACTCACGAATCAGACGGTCTCCAGCGGTTCTGAGATGGCGTCTGTGGTGGGCCTCTAGGACGGCCTGAGCGAATGCCGGGTAGTTCGCTGGGCTCGGACACATCTCGTCGCATTTGTTCAGAACCTCGAAAGGCACCGGAGTCTGGCCCATGGAGCGCTTCCACTCCTTGACCACGGTGGCCATGTTGACCGGATCGCTCTTGGCAACGAGGCCTTTGGCAATCTCGAACACATGGTACAGATCGCTGTCCTGGAAAGCGTCGGTGGGGATCTTGGCAAACACCTCATGGCAGACATCGGAGCCACCGGACAGGCAGGCGCCGATGAGGCCAAACTCGTCGTCCTGGGCAAAGTAGGGGTCGCTCATTGGTAGTCGGCAATGTTGAGGCTGTACGCGCCGGTGCCGTTGTTCCCAGAAGGGGAGGTGCTTCGAGACTTGTCGATCTCTCCGTTCCAGTTGTTCAACAGGGTCATCAGCTCACGTCGAAGGTATTTGTCGTCCGATTGGTAGCGTGCTTCCAAGGCAACCAAGTCTTCCTCCGGAGTGTTAAATTCGAAGATCTCTTTCAAGGCCTTGATCTCCTTGGTGCTCCATTGGGTTGTTGGTCGACGGCGGATCATTGCACCGACTCGTAAACGGAAGGCTTCGAGTTCTGGACTCAAAGCCTTCTCCTTCTTTGTATCTTCTTTAGGAGATGGAGATGGAGAGTTGAATTCCGGTTGATGGTGCGGTTGATCATCCGGTTGCAACACCGGTTCAACCGCGGTTGAATTCTGGTTGGATTGACTTTGACGTTCCAGAGCCTCCAATCTGCGTTTTTCCGCGGATAACTTACCTTTTACCGATTGGCTCTGCAGAAACTTACCCTTTTCCGTCCTTACGGATTCCAGTCGGATGTTCCTAAGAAGGCCGTCTTCGCATTCATCGAACTTAGCCAAGACGTCAACCGACACGCAACCGCCGGCCAACCGCTGTTGCTTTTCGGTTTCAACCGGAATTGAACCGCGGTTCCACTGGTGGCACAGCAAACGAATTAACTGACCAACCTCGGCCTGCGACATATCGAGCGTGCCGGCAAGGAAGTCGTCGGTGTAAAGTTGGAAGGCTGGAGCCTTACGGGTTTTCTTCTCTTCTTTCATGATTCAAACAGAAAACCCCACCCAGTCCGCGGTGAGAACTCCCGTACAAGCAACGGGACGTGACACGGAAAGGGTGGGGAAAAGTGAGTTGAACATGGCTTGTTGTTGTAGTGTCGGCGTTGGCTTCTCACGGCTCGCGCTGACGGCCTCTCTCTATCTGCCGGCCTTGTATCTGTCCATGCCTTAGTATGCCGGAATCAGAATATCCGCCACCGCCTGGGTTAGCTTCACATCCTGGATGCAGTAGTCGATGGCTGCCTGGCGGTCGGTATTCCACAGCAGACTAAAGTCGGCGCCGGTGCCTGTCTTGTCACCTAGGCCCAAGTGCCGGCTGATTGCACCAAGGCTTCCGTGCGCCCGGCTGTCTCCAAGCTGCCACACCTCGCGCAGGTCGATCACCAGATCGTTCCAGTAGCGTCCCTGGCGCAGCCAGTAGGGAGGAAGGATGCGGTGCTTCCAGGAGCGCTTGATGAGGAATGGTAGATCGAAGGCCTTAATGTTGAATCCAACGAGCTTGGGTTGCCGCTCGTAGTAGTTTAACAGCTCCCACCATTCCCGGAGCATGGCGGCCTCGTTGCCGTCGTTCTTCAGCACCGCGGTCACCTGGTGCTCGATGCGGTATCCGATGCACAGGATCTGCCCCGAGAGAGCGTCCAAGGCTGCGTTCTTGATGAAGTCCGCGGTGTGGTTCTCCTCGGCCTTCTGAATGCGCTCGGCGATCAGGTCGGGGTTCTTGACGTTGCCCAGCTTCACGTCGGCCGGATTGAAGGGTGGTATGTTGAGTTCCGACAAGGGTAGTGGCCCGGTCTCGATGTCGAATATGATTGTTGGATTGGCTGGCATATTGCTAAATTGCTTTCAGTTAGTAGTTGATGCGCGTTTGTCCCGATGCGCGCCCCCGGTTACCCACGAGTCCCAGCAGCAACAGGCTGCCGGAAAGTTGTCAGATGTGTTTGCCGCAATGAGGGCAGACGGTCTTGGTCAATGGCTGTCTTACGGTGGGCACGCCCAGCCATTCGCAGATTTCACGGTAGGATACCCACCCAAACCCACGCACCGACCTAGGCTGCAGGTGCCCTAGGTTGTAGAGGTCGAGAGCCTCCTGGCGGCTCTTGATGGCTAGGCTTTCGAGGATGTTGAACGTCCTGGTCGAGAACGGGAATCCCCACACCCGCAGGATCTCCTCGTGCTTCTGTGCTGCCTGTTCAATCTGGTTGATCCGCTGGCGGCTGAGGTTAAACCGTTTGCCGATCTCCTCCAGGGTGCAGCCCTCCGACCGTAGTCGGACCACCTCGGGCACCATATGGATCAGCTTCATCGTGGGTTTGCGTGTCTTCATGGCTTAGAAAGGCACGTCGTCAAAATCGGGCTCGTCGGCCTTAGCCAGCTCCTCAAGGCGCTTGGTAACCGCGGCAATGAGTGCGATGTCGTCAGGCGTCTTTCCGCTGGAGACCTTAGCCTTGGGTAGCCAGTGCTCGGCCAGGCCGCGCACAGCGTCAGGCGTTAGCTCGGAAAGCGGGACTCCCCTGAACTTGCCGACGTGGACCTTGATGTCTGCAATCTTAACCGGCGCCGCAGTGGCTGGCGTCACGATCTTGGTTTTGTCGTCGTCCCGAGGCGGCCTGTCCTCCAGGCGTACCCACAGGCCCGATGGCTTCAAGGCCTCCCCGCTCTTGTGGGGCATGATCAGCTTGATGTTGCTGAACGTCTTGGTGCCGTCCCGAGACTGCTCGTGAACGATCACCACGGTGGCCGGCTTGCCGATCAGGCCGTCGAGGTTGAGGCTGACGGTCTCCTCGGGGTTGAGTGCTCGGCCGTGCCAGTCCTTGAGGAACTTGGTCAGGCCGGCCTTCTCGTGCAGGCTGGCGGTCATTGGCGCCGTCATGACCACCCAGGGCTGCACCGGGTTGCGTGACTGGTCCAGGATGTCCAACTCGAATGCGATCTTGAACTTCTGCTTGGTGCCGTACTCGGTCTCGTAGGCTTTGAGCGGAGTGATGTCGACACAGACCGCTCGGCCTGTGTACTCGGGGCACGGTGTGAAGGTGCCGCCGCTTGGTTTCGTTGATACTGTGATTCCCATGTGTTTGCTTTGTTGTGTTGTTGTTTACCTAGAGGCCTGTTTTTCGACCTCTGAAAGTTGTTTTGCCATACGGCTGTATTTCGCCCAGTAGTCGGGCCATGTCGCCTTGATCTTCGCCAGGTTCTCAGGGTCGGCCACTAAAGCCGCGGCACCCAGCTTGCGAACGAATGACCCGCCGTATTCGATCATTGTGCGTGCTACGTCAAAGTCTTTCACTTGGAGCCTTTCCCACGCTTCCTGGTAAAGAAGCTGGTGAACTCGATCTTGATCTTACGGGCAGCCCGGTAGGCCTCACCGGCGTCCCGCTTGGTCAGGTGGTAAGGGCCGGTGCCCTCCCGTTGGATCTGTTGAGCTGTTTTCATTGCAGGATAAAGTCGAAGTTGTTCTGCCAGGTGTCTGATAAACGGTTGTAGGTGTCGTTCTTGATGCGCCAGGTCCGCGGGTCCCGGGTGGTCCCGCTGTGCCGGCACTTAATCCTCACGTCGATGTGCTGGATGGCCGTGTTCCGCAGGTGATGGTCGGGCGGCAGTTCGTGTAGTTTGGTGATCATGGTTTCAACGCCTCAACAGCGATCTGAGATTCGGTCGAGCGGTTGCCGCGATAGTCTTGGTTGGCGATCCTGCGAAGTGCTGCCTCCAGGTGCGCGATCCTGGCACGGGCCTCCTCCAACTCCTTGTACGTTTTGGTGGCGTCAATGGTTCTCATTTCTTCGATGGTCATGGATTCTTCGTAAGTGACTTGATGTATCGGTTCCTCTCAGCCGGTTTGGCGTCGATGATGTACTGCAAAGCTCCGCAAGCATTGAGTGAGGCAGTGTGTTCCCAGTCCTCTTTGTTGTTGTAGTACTCATGCCACCGCTCGCTGGGTGCGACGACAATCTGGCCGGTTCGATTGTGGCGGAACACGAATGCGGCTGGGCCAATGGGTACGATCATCTTCCCTCCAACCATTTTTCGAGGTCATGGAGTTCATCCACTTTGGCTTCGAGTTCTTTGATGCGTTTATTCGCTCCAGCCAGTTGCCTCTCTAGCTGACGGGCGAAGCCAGCCTTCACGAAGTGCTGGAACGCCACGGTGACAACCGGCTGTCGGTCTGTGCGCGGTGTTTTGCTGACGACCTTTTTGTTGGCGTTAACAAGATGGCTCACAACTTCACCT